GACATTATCGGTGCGGCAGAACACGTTGAAAATATCCGTGAAATCCCACAAGATACAGCGATTGAAATCATTAAAGACGCAATTTAGATTTTATTAACGATGGCAGAGCCGTCAACCACAACCCAGAGGGTTATATGTCAGAAGAATTAAGTATTGCAGAGCAAATTAAAGCCGCAGTTGATGAAGCAACAAGCGGACTTGCAAAGAAAAACGGTGAACTTTTAGCAGAGCTGAAAGAGGCACGAAAAGGAAAGCAAATAGATCCAGCGGAATTGGATAAACTACAAAATAAAATTGATGAGTTAGAAAACAATCTAACGGCATCACAAAAAACAATCAAAGATCAGCAAAAAGCATTTGAGCAAACTAAAGCCGCCTTAGATTCAGAAAGTGGGTTTACATCTAAATTGCTTTTAGACAATGGCTTAACTGATGCACTTGTAAAGGCTGGTGTTGCTACACCATTTTTACCTGCGGTCAAAGCTATGTTATCATCACAGGCGAAAATCGCTATTGATGGCGACACACGCAAGGCAGTTATAGGCGACAAAGATTTAAGCGCGTTCGTAACAGAATGGGCGACCAGTGATGACGGCAAACATTATATTGCAGCACCACAAAATAATGGTGGTGGCGCAAGTGGTGGTAGTGGTAGCACTGGGCAACAAGTTGTAAGCCGTTCAACGTTTGACAATATGTCACACCCAGAGCGGGCAAGTTTTGCAAAAAGTGGCGGCAAAGTTACAGAGCAGTAGTTAAGCGATTGTTTATAAAAAACAGCCGCTAGATATATCCAATTATGATATAATAACTACTCCTAAACTTAGCTGGAGTAGTTTTCATGATTGGTGGAATTTATAAAATTCAAAATGTTGTTAATGGTAAATGCTATATCGGTTCAGCAAAATCATTTAAAACACGTTTTCGAAAGCATAAAAACGTTTTAGTTAAAAACGCCCATCATTCAATAAAACTTCAACGCTCATGGAATAAGCATGGCGAAGATGCTTTTATATTTCAACCTATTATTATTTGCAAACCTAAAGATTTATTATTTTATGAACAACAAGCTATAGACGCTTATAATTCGTATTATAAAGGCTATAATGCAACTATTAGAGCAAGTAGCGCGATAGGCGTAAAACGCTCAGACGAAACAAAAAATAAAATTAGTGTTGCTAAAAAAGGAATTAAATTATCAGATCAACATAAACAATCAATATCTGATGGAAATAAAGGAAGAATACATAGCGATGAAACAAAAGAAAAACTAAGATTAGCACATACAGGAATAAAAAAAACACAGTCTCATGTTGAAAAAATGAGACAAGCAAATTTAGGAAAAAAATACAGCAATGAAACAAAAGCAAAAGTATCTGCTAGTTTAATAGGAAATAAAAGAGCGTTAGGAAACGTGTTATCGGCTGAAACAAAAGAAAAAATGTCGATAGCTCACAAAGGTAAAGCGCAATCACCCAAATGGGTTGAAAAGCGAATTGCAAAAAGATTAGCGACAATAGCCGCTAAAAAACTTCAAATCAAAGAGGAACTATCATGAGTAATGTGCTCAACAATTTAGCTAGTGACATATACAAAGCGGCAGACGTAGTAGGTCGTGAATTAGTCGGTTTTATCCCTTCATCTACCATCAATGGTGATGCAACAACCCGCGCTGCAAAAGGCGACACAATCCGTGCGGCATTTACTCGCACACCAAGCGTTAACACTTCATTCGCGCCCTCGATGACAATCCCAGAGGGCACAGATCAAACCGTTGACAACAAAACAATGACACTTGATTCTTACGCTTCGGTTCAAATCCCATGGACTGGTGAAGATATTAAGCACGTCAATAATGGTGCAGGTTACGAAACCATTTATGGCGATCAAATCGCTCAAGCAATCCGCGCATTGTGCAACAAAATTGAGCAAGATTTATTCTCGGCTGCTTACAAAGGCGCATCACGCGCTGTTGGTTCAGCAGGCACTACACCATTCGCGTCTAACTTCGACACTATCGCGCAAGTGCGTCAAATCTTAGTTGATAACGGCTGTCCTACTGATAATCAAATTTCATTAGTTATGAACACAGCTGCTGGCGTTAAATTGCGCAACCTTGCAGCACTTCAACAAGTTAACACTTCAGGCAATGAAGCATTATTGCGTCAAGGTACATTGCTTGATTTGCAAGGCATCATGATTAAAGAATCAGCTGGTATTACTACGCACACAAAAGGCGGTGGTACTTCTTACGTTACATCTGGCTCAACTGCTGTTGGTGTTACTGACATTGCATTGGTAACAGGTAGCGGCACAGTATTAGCTGGTGACGTTGTGACATTCGCGGCAGATACTGCAAACAAATATGTTGTTGGCACAGGCGTTACTGCTGCCGGCACTATTTCATTAAATGCACCAGGCGCACAAAAAGTCATTGCTACAGCAAACGCTTTAACTGTTGGCGATTCTTACACACCAAGTGTTGCGTTTCACAAATCAGCCGTTGAGTTAGGCATGCGCCCACCTGCAATGCCTAATGGTGGTGATTCTGCCGTTGACGTGATGACAGTACAAGACCCAACAAGCGGTTTAGTATTTGAAATCGCAGTTTATAAAGGTTATATGAAAACTATGCTTGAAGTACGTTGTTTGTATGGCGTAAAAGTATGGAAACCAAACCACGTTGCTACGTTGCTAGGTTAATTTTTCTAGGGGGTTCGCGTTCGTTCCTGTTCGCGTTCCCCCGCCTTATTTATGGCGGACTTATGAAGCATTACGTTTGCAAAATAGCAACAAAACCAACCACCGTAACAGCAGGTACTGTTTATCAGGCGTTTGTTAATACTGATGACACATCACTGCGCATAACAAAAATGCACATTCAACTTGATAGCGCAGACGCGGGAGGAAATGGAAATTCAGTTTATGCGTTTGCTCGCATTAAAGGCACACCAACAAGCGGCACAACGTTAACTGTAACAAAGTACGACAATCAAAACGAGCCTAGCAAAATGCTATGCTTACGCAATCAAGCGGGTTTAGATATGACAGGCGTGACGCAAGAGCCTTATTTTTTGGAACGCTCAGTTATTTCTAAATTTACTGGAAATGCGTCAACAATAGATTTTAATCATAATGATGAGGGTTTTATATTGGCAAAAAATGAAGGCTTAATTATTTTTGCTGATAACGAAGTTGTTTCTGGCAGTGGAATTTACGGCATGATTGAATGGATGGAGGATTAAAATGGCGTTAATCGTTGAAGACGGTACTGGACTTGCAAACGCTGAAAGCTATGTTTCAGTAGCAGACGCGACAACCTATCATGCAAACATTGGCAACACAGCGTGGGCGGCTATTGCAAGCGATGCAACAAAAGAGCAATTACTACGCAAAGCCACAGACTACATGGTGGCGCAATATCGTTTGCAATATGCGGGTTATCGCAGATACTCGACACAGTCGCTTGATTGGCCGCGTTTATACGTTCCATTGATTGATTCCTTATCAGCAAACGTTTTTCCGCAATATGTGGATTTTGACATTGTGCCAACCACTGTAAAAAATGCGTGTGCTGAATTAGCGTTAAAATCTTACACAGCCATTTTGATGCAGGATTTAACGCAAGGCGTTATTCGTGAAAAAGTAGACGTTATTGAAGTAGAATATGACAAATACTCACCACAGCAAACACGCTATGCTCAAATTGACGCAATGTTATCCGTGTTTTTTAAACAACAAGGCAATGATATGTCGAGATCATTGGTGAGAACATGACACTTGATGCTCGCGCTCGCTCCACAGCAGATAAATTGCTGGATAAGTTTGGCAAATCAATCACGCTAACGTCTATTGTTGAAGGTACTTATGACCCAACAACGGGTGAGTTATCGGGCGGAACAACAATATCCACTAATCATACTGCTGTTATCAAAGACTATAACGGGATTGATTTTATTAGCGGTGTTGTGCAAGCGGGCGACAGAAAGGTAATGATCGCGGCATTAGGTGCATCAACGCCACAACCAGCCGATAAAGTAACTGTCGATAGTGAAGTTTATCAAGTGGTGGCAGTTCGTCATATATGGTCGGGTGAATTGCCCGCGCTTTATGAAATGCAGGTGAGAAAATGACGGGTTCAATGTCGCAAATTGTGGCGCGTGTTAATGGTCGCATTGATGACCAAATAAGAATGGCAACGCTTGGCGTATTTATTGGAATTAGAAAAGATACACCAGTTGGCGAACCTAGCACATGGAAAAATCCAGCGGCAGCTCCAGAAGGTTATGTTGGCGGAAACGCTCGCAATAATTGGCAATGCACAATCGGTGCGCCTTTTGTTGGTGAAGATGCAAACGGGTCGAATGAGAAAATACAAAGAACTATTCCACGCAGAGCTGGAAGTGTTGTGTACTTAACCAATAACGTGCAATACATTCAGCCATTAGAATATGGACACAGCACAAAATCACCCAATGGCATGGTTAGAGTAAACGTTGCACGTTTTGAGGGGTTATTAAATGGCACTAGTTGAGATCCGTACCGCATTAGAAACAAAACTCAATGCACTAACGCCTACACTTGCGACAGCGTGGGAAAACGTACCGTTTACGCCCGTCGTTGGTACAGCATATCAGCAAGTTAATTTAATGATTGCAGATACATTGAACCCAACATTAGGCGGCAATCATTATCGCGTAAAAGGATTTATGCAGGTGCTATTGTGTTATCCGGCTAACGTAGGCGCAAAAACAGCAGCAACCCGCGTTGATTTACTGGTTAATCATTTTAAACGCGGTACAAGTTTAACAAACGGCAGTGTAACTGTTATTATTGACAAGACACCATCAATTGCACCGGCATTGATTGACGGGGTGCTTTATAAAATTCCGGTATCAATTTACTTTTCAGCAGATATTTATCCATAAGAGGTTACAAAATGACAATTGCACAAGGCGTTAAAAAAGTTGTATCTTACAAAAAACAAACAGGCTTAGGCGTAGCAGCTTCAGGCAGTGGCGGTCAAGAATTAAGACGTGTCACAAGCACAATCAACTTGACTAAAGAAACATTTCAATCAAACGAAATTCGCCCAGATCAACAAGTTGCTGATTTCCGTCATGGTTCAAGACAATCAACGGGTACATTAAGCGGTGAATTATCAGCGGGAACATATAAAGACTTTCTGCAATCCGTATTGCGTAAAGACTTCGTTGCGATTTCATCATTAACAGCGGCTGCTGTAACTATTGTTGCATCAACTGGCGTGATTACATTCCAAACAGGCAACCCGTTAACTGGTGGTATTAAAATCGGTAACGTGGTTCGTATTACGGTGGGCAGTGTTAACGCGGCTAACTTAAATAAAAACTTATTGGTGACTGCTGTAACAGCAACCACATTAACAGTTAAAACGTTAAACGGTAGTGCGCTTGCAGATAATGCAACATCGGTCACAGGTGTAACTGTTGCTATTCCCGGCAAATATACTTATGTGCCAGAAACAAGCCAAACACAGGATTATTACACTATTGAACATTGGTTTTCAGACGTTGCACAGTCAGAGGTTTATACTGACATTATGCAAACCAACGCTCAGGTTAAAATCCCTGCTAATGGTATGGCGACCATTGATTTTCCATTAGTCGGCTTAAATGTTACCACTGGCACATCACAAGTTTTAACTTCACCAACTGCGATCACCACTGGTGGCGTGACTGCTGGTGTTAACGGGTTGTTACTTGTTGCAGGCACACCAGTTGCCATTGTTACTTCAATTGATTTTGACATTAACGGAAATATTGCAGTGGCAGACGCGGTAGTGGGTTCATTAACACGCCCAGACGTATTTCAAGGCGTTGTAGGTGCAACAGGCACATTTAGTGCTTATTTCACTGACGCAACATTCCGCGATTACTTTATCAACGAAACCGAAGTGTCTATTATTGTTGCGTTGACAACAGATAGCACTGCAACGGCTGATTTTGTATCGTTTACTATGTCACGCGTTAAAATTGGTGGTGCTGATGTAACTGATGGCGCGTCTGGTTTAACTCGCACATTCCCATTCACCGCGCTTAAAAATACAGCGGGTGGTAGTGCGGTGGCTAATTTAGCGACAACAATCATGGTTCAAGATTCACTCGCTTAAAAATAGTGCTACAATTACCCACGCTTGCAATCATGCGGGCGTGGGTATTTTTTTATAAATCAACAGGAACATACGAACATGAGCAAAAAAACAGGTTTATCATTTGATGATTTAGATTTAGTTAGCGCGTCAGAAAACGCTTATGAGTTTGAATATTTAAGAGCTGACGGTGGCGATACAGGCGTATTTATTACAG